CGTAAGCTGTCCTCAAGCGGATAACCTTTTGAATACTCTGATGCGCCAATAATTGCTGGCTGAGGAAATAGACTCATGAGTAATTAGCCGTGAATACTGTGTGGATTGAAGTGCTGGTTCTAACAATGTAATCAACTCGATCTACCGCATTTGCCGCCGTACTTAATGTAGGAGCAACTCCTGCTGGAAAATCCCAATAAGACCCCCAGCTTAGTGTCCTACTACCAGTACCATCTTGTACTAGAAATATAGAACCCGTCTGGCCTACAACAAAGTTAGTAGGGTTAGTCATCGTTCGGTTGCCACCAAGCGTTACAGTAAAGTTAGTGTTTGATGACAAATCTGGGGTAATCGTGGCAGCATCAGTCAAAGTAGCAATCGAGCCAGGAAGCGCTAACGTGTAATTATCGTTAGTGTTTGGCGACGTAATACTTATCGTCCCAGTTCCGCTTGCGTTTGGAGTTAATGCGATTTTAGACATAATTTTTTATCCTTAAATAACAACCCATCGTTGGCTTGAAGAGACGGTAATAGTTACCCCAGAATCGACCGTCATAGGGCCAACAGAAAAGCCGTTCTCTCCGCTGGCAATGGTATAACTCTGTGAAGCATTATCTTTGTTAACAACAATCGCACCACCAGCTTCCGCTCCACCACCGATGCTTCCCCATGCACCTGCGGCATAACCCTCAAACTGTGCATTGGTACTGTTGTATCGCAACATACCGTTTGCTGGGCTACCAGAACGTTGTGCCGTCGTACCGGCTGGTACCGCTATCTGCCCTGTTCCGCTAAAGGTTCCATCGCCAGATGCCGTAAATGTAGTAAGTGTAGTATTACCCGTAACGCCAACAGTAGAAGAAAACGTAGCTGCTCCTGTGACGCCTAAGCTGGATGATAAAGTAGCGGCACCCGTTACGCCTAAGGTAGAAGACATAGTAGCCCCGCCGCTAACCCCTAGGGTTCCAGCTACCGTGGTATTACCTGTAGCAGCATCAACTGTGAATTTATTGGTATTTACGTCAAAATTACCGTCAACGCCTGCTGTACTACTAACGTCCAAAGTGGTTAATGTTGTATTACCTGTAACCCCTAAAGTACCTGTAAGTGTAGTATTTCCAGTAACAGCGGCATTATTAGATACGGTCAAGTCATTAGTAACCGTCAAATCGTTGCCAATGGTTACATCGCTAGGGAGACCTATTGTAAGAGTTTGTCCAGAAGCAGAGGTTTCTACCTCATTAGCCGTACCGGTAATCGCAAAAGTCTGGCTATCTAGGTCTACCGCACCAGTTCCGCTATCTCCAGAAAAATCCAAGTCCTGTATGGTTACCTGGCTATCTACATAGGCTTTGATCGATTGTTGCGTTGCGAGAGCCGTCGGGCTATCGGACGCCATATTATCTTCGTCCAGAATAGCTGTAACTGACACAGAGCCAAGCCGTAAGCTATCAAAATAAGCGTTGTTAAAAACATTACCGGCCACAGCACCAGTGCCACCGCCATTAAAGTAAACAAGTGCTGTAGTTCCTGCAGGAACCTCGTAATCATTGGAGGCATTGTATGTCCCCTGAAATAATAGGATGCTTCGGCTACCCGATAGGTTGTTTCTTACATAAACAAGTTTTTCAGAGTCGTTTGGGGTAAGTTGTACATAAGCCGTGGCCCCAAGATCACTGCCATCATTAAAAACTACAAGCCTGTTACGACCGTTAGAAGCAGCCCCGTCGTTGATCGGTAGCGTGTTAGGGCTACCCGAAGTACCTGCAGTTGACAAAGTTATAGTTACTTGCCCATCCAGAGAAGTATCTATAAGACTTAAATTAGTATTAGTAGTATCTCCCCAAGTGCCGGACTGTTCGCCAGTGGCAATAAGCTCGATACCATTATTTAACGTATATGAACTTGGCATCTTTCATCCTATGCAGCTACTCGCAGCCAATCAGGTGACTGCGAAGGTTGTTGTTCTGTCCATCCTGGAGATTGAGACGGTTGCTCTATACTATAACTTGGATCTTGGTTTGGAACAATATTTCCCCAGACAAACACTTTGCCTACGCTGGTTGTGGCAGAGACCCCAGTTACTACGAAACTGGTTTCTGGTATCACGCTTACCGACCCAACGCCGCCGGTTGCGCGAACTCCTGTCGGACGTATTCCCGCGTCCGCATTTACGGTTACAGTGCCTATATTACCTGTAGCAGACAGTCCTGTCACAGGTATATTGTTAATTGTATCAGCTTCTACGGTTCCAACAGCCGTACCTGTTTGAATACCGCCTACTAAAGTTACAACAGAAGCTCCGATTACAGTAACTGAGCCAATCCCAGACGTAGCGGAAACCCCGGTTACCGGAACGTCTATCGGGAAAGCTACGGTTACACTGCCAACCGCGCTTGTAGCCCCAACTCCTGTAGGGGATACGTTAGCATCTGCCGTAATAGATACAGAGCCAACCGCCCCTGTAGAAGCTATGCCGGTTGCTGGAGTTATAGCTCCAGCCGTTACCGTTACAGAATCTACGGCGCTTGTGGAACTTAGCCCCGTAACAGCTACGTTTGCCGCGGCTGTAACGGTTACTGATCCGATAGCGGAAGTAGCTAAAAGACCTGTAACAGGCGAGTTTGCGTCTGCTGTAGCTACAGCAGTCCCTACAGCGCTCGTGGCCGCAACGCCAGTAAGGGAGACTAGCGCATCTCCGCTTACTGTAGCAGTTCCTATTTGGCCGGTCGCGCCAACATTTGTTATGGAACCTTCATTCCAAGCAAGCTGGTTCCATGTGCCGCGCCCCCAGCCAGTGAGGGGGACGACGACATCAGCCACTACGCTATCCTAATAATCGCGTTTGATGCGTCAGCAGTTGGAAATACAACTGTAAAATCGCCAGCGGTAGAGGTCTTATCTGCTCCAAAGTCTAAAACTACTACGGACGGATTCGTAACCGCTATGGAAGTAGTGTTAGGGGTAGAGTTATAAATAAGAGCTCCTCTAGCGGTAATACTAGCGGTAGACCAAGTTTCATCCGCAAAATCGGTGTAAGCAGTAGTTCCACTGGTGGTTGGATCGACGTTTGTCAGAGCCTGACCACCGGCTGAATATCCCGTTCCGCTGGTTTCATTGGTTGAACTATACGCAGTAGTAGTAGCATCCAAAGTAGCAGCAGAGGTATACAGAGCCATTTTCATGGTATCTGCACCATTAGCAAAATCATGTACCCCAAACATCAATTCCTTCTTGAAGGAGGTACACATGTAGTTTCCAGTAAAAGCCATTACATTCTCCTTATTAACTCAGCTAAATCTTTATGACCAGCATCACATAAAGCATTATAAACGGTTGTTCTATCACTTCTAATAGCTTCCCTCATATAAAAAGATAAAACTTTTATAAGGTGCTTTTTAAAAGCTCTTGCCTGATCCCTTATTAAAGGGTTCGCGCTGTCAGATATAGAAATTATCTTATCTGCACAACGTTCTGCCACCTCTTCTGGAGTAAAACCACGATTTTGTGTCGTTTTAACTTCAACTTGTATTCCAGAATTAATGTTTAGGTCTAGTGCTGGTATGTTCATTGTTTAGCCCTGATAATCATTCCAGTTCTATACTCATCAGTAACCTCTTTAGCCTCACCAAACATCTTGAGCCCAACCAAAGCTTCCGCAAATCTTTTATCGTATACGGCTACTAAATCCGGCTCGCCCTTCATGTAAATATAAGCTTCTATCAAGCTTCCGTATAACATAGCTATCTGGGCATTCTCACTAAGCCAGGTAGTACCGTTGTCAGAACCGGCTGTCAAACTATCTGGTCTATAAAAATAATGTAATTCGACCGCATAACCGCTGTCAGGGGTAGGACCAATAATAAAATTATCCACATCAAAAACAGCGTAGTACCTAGGCGCTCCAGTAGTTGCCGCGTTCGGATTAAAGCTCTGCACAAAATCAGCATCTTTAAATTCTAAAAACACATGATTACTACTACCATTAATAAAAGATAGCGAAAACGGTGTTAAAAAGTCTGTTGGGCAAGCTAAATACTGATTAGACGAGGTCATCGAACCAGATACGTTTTTTCTAAACAAGCTTAATTGAACGTTTTTAAGTATCCGTTCTTCCGCTTGTCGTATAAATACAGGCAAATTATTAACAAAGGACGTTTCGTCGTTCTCTGTGTAGTCTTGTATTGCTTGCTTTAATTGTCCGTAAGTAAAACTCATGATGTAGTCACCGTAACTGTACCAACCTGCCCAAATCCGGTAGCAGGTCTTAAATTCTCATTTTCTACTAATGGAACACCAACAAATACATCCAAAGGTTCAACCCTATCCGGTCTAGCGTTCTGCAAAGCTTGTGGATCAACTACCTTCCTAAACGGCCCTAATTGCGGGTGTTTAGGCTCATATTCATCTGGACCAACTAACAAGCCGTTCCACTCACGCTTCATGAGCCGGTATCTATATCTCTGACCGGATCGATCAGAAATGGCCCACGAGTCTTTACCTGATGCAAACTTAGCCATTAACCGGCCCTGTAGTATGAATACTTAGGCACAACATTAAAAGAAGCTCTATCCCGATCTTCTTCCGCTGCCCTTTGAAACTCTTCTTCATATACCGCTTTTAGCATTTGTACTCGCTGAGGATTTTTCTTCAAAGCTATGTAATAAGCTAATCCTGCGGCCAAACATGGATAAAACCTAAACGGTAAATCCATAGTATTTGTAAACGTATCGGCATCGTCCATACGAGTCAACGCATCGTAATATACGGTGTAAGTCGTAGAACTATCTGGTACCGGCCATAATTTTAAATTAGGCGTAAGTTGTCTATCTAGAAAGAATTGATTAGGTCTTCCAGTTGTAGTCTTAGTTGGTATTGTTAGATACTCGTCTCGACTCAATCTTTCCAAAGAGTAATCTGTACCAGACACCCGTACTACTACCGACAAAACATCAATAACATCCGCGCTTAGATTATATTCACCGTCATTAGCTACTAAAGTTAGCGAACGTTGTTTAATCGTCCATTGATTTAGACCACGGTTAGCCCAATCTGCAAGCAAAAGATTAAGGGATCGTTTAGCCGTTTTGAGGTCGTAGCCAGTTCTAACCTCTAGGCCACAACGCTCAAAAGCTTCTTCGATGTAATCCGCTACATCTAATTCAAAGTCTTTGCTACCAGAAGTGCTCATGTTGTAGCTTTCTTAGTTTTCTTAGGTTTTTTGGCAGTTTTTGCCGACTCTTTAAAATCTTTAGCTGTCGGAGCGCCTTTAGTACCCGGCTTTCTCATTTTTTCTTTTGAGCCCGCCTCAATTCTTTCACGTTTGGCGTGAATGTTTTCGTATAAACCTTTAGAAGCAGCCATTTTTAACCTCCTAACAGTTTATGAACCATAGGGGCTATAAAAATTAAAACCACAATCCCCCACATCATTTTTTTCAACCAAAGAAGTTCTTCTTTTTGGTCATCCAAGCGTTCTTCAATACGTTGATATCGAAGATCACACTTCATTTCATGTTGGGCTAGTTTAGATAAAACTTCTTCAGGACTCATATCATCACCACGCTTTACACGACCAATATCTTGCGGAAAATTTATCTGAAGCGCTCGCGCAGTTGTGCCGCGCCCTGAAACTCTTCCTACGGGACGGTTGGTCTTTTTTGATAGACATGTTCGGATCACCGAACCTAACAATCCTGACTTGGTCACCTTTTTTAGCCAAGACAGCGGATTTCTTTGTCCCTCCGGGAGTTCTTTTTGGTTTGTTATATCCAGCAAAGGTTTCTCCTCTATAACTCAAACGACCGGAAGGTAATCTTTTAACATTTTTCGTAGAAGCCATTACAAGTCACTTCCGTTTTGAATGTAAACAAACTCCATTGACGCGGAGACATTAAAGTCAACCGACCCTGAAGAAGAAAATGCCCTCATCTCTAAGTCTGTTTTTTCTGTAAACTTTAACGGGAAAGTATAAAACTGTTCGTGCGCCCCATCTGTAAGAGTAAATCTTTCCTTTATCTGAAAGACCTCTCCATACGGTCTAGCAACAAGACTAGCATTCAAAAGAGCTTTGGTGTTGGTAGATGTGCCTGTGGACAAAGACATCTTTGAAAGGAACGCTGTATATCCTGAGGGAACTGTCCAAAGGGCCATCAATGTTTGGTTATCACCATCCCCATTTATGGTCAGGTAAATATTAGCTGGAACTCCAGCGGTCACTGTGCCTGTTCCTGCGTAAAGTGTTCCAGCGTTTGCTCCACCACTACCTGCACTGCGAACAATGCCGCGATTTATACGCAGATAAGATTTTGTGGTATTAACAGCCGTTTGCCCGTTTAATATGACAACTTCGTTTATTTCGTTGTAATCAGCGTCTAGGCCAAAAACTTCTACTGTTCTTGCACCAGTTCCTGCGGCAGTGTCATTAACGGAACTGCTTGATATGGTCATTACCGTGGCTGATGCAGGATAAGCGTATAAACCACCTTGTTCCCAGATGGTTTCTTTTGTAGCTCCAACAGCAGCGTTGTAACCAAACTTAAACACAGGTTTGTGGAATGATATTTGCCCACGAGCAACTTGAAGCTCAAACGGCTCGGATGTTCCTACGCGAGAGATGGAGCTTACTTCACGGGCCATGCTTAAACTCCTAACTGTAGAAAATGGTCATTGCGGTGATGTTTGTAGCAGTAGCTATATAAACATCATCTGTAAATAATAAGCCTTCGTCTGGAATGTTAACGGAATGCGAATCTGATGCTAAAAAGTCGATATCTAATACCGTAGCACCACCATTACCATCGGTCACAGTTAAACGTCCAGCTCCAGCGCCAGTCAAAACTTGAACCTGACGCAGTCGGGCGCGACCAACACTAGCCGCGCCTGTACCGGTCAGACGTTTTGCTTTTACGTCTGAATTAGCCATTTTTAGCCCCTATTAACCAGCAGAAACAGTTAGAACGCCTGAATTGCTCCAAAGCTGACCTGCTACTGATGGATCTGAAGTAGGTAGATCAGAAAGGATAACAACACTGTTTGTGCCGTCATAGGTAATAGAGATATTTGTTGTTTCTGCGCCGGTACTGGCGTTTTTGGTAATGTCTTTGAAACCGTTCTCTGAGCGGACCGGTCCATTAAAAGTAGTATTAGCCATGTTTTCTCCTGTCTTGGCAAATGTCAGTCGCACCATGCAACTGTCAGGGATACCCCTAGAATACAAAAAATTAACACAAAAAGAAAGGGATAGTTTTACCTATCCCTTCCCAAACCTTAGTTATAAGATTTTACCTTATATTACAATGGTTTATGCAGCACCTGGGGTGCCGAAGACACAACGCCAATCAGAAACACCGAAGCTATAACGCTCACGTGCCTTGAATCGCATGTTACCGGTGTCAAAATCTCCTTCCATTGCCGTCTTAATCGGCGAACGGTTGAAGTATTTGAAGCCGTTAGGTGCGTCTGTCTTAATGAAGAAAGCATCGGTATCCGTTAGGAAGTGGTTAACCACTGCACCCTCTGGAAGCATTCCCATGCTCTTCATTGCGTTTGTGTCGTTGTCTGCAGTGCCAGAACGTAGGTTAGAGTTGATCACACGCTCTGCAATAAATTGCAGTTCTTTAGGAATAATCAGCTTTGTACCACGAACAGCGATCTTTAGACCACGCTCATCGGTAAGACCTGCAATGTCAATAAGCATTTGCTCAAGAGAAGTCTCGTTGAGGTCAGCAGCTACTGACAATACGTTACGCTGGTTACCAGACATGCTTGGGTGAGTAGATGAGCAAAGTGCTGCACCGTCACCAACAGGGTAGCTAGTATTGAACGCATTGTTCAAAATAGCTGCTGCTTTGATCTGCTTTGTCTGAGCCATTGAACGTGCAAGGGCTTTAGTGTATCGAGATGCAAGTCGATCATAAAGGTTATCTTCGATAGCCTCTTCTGTAATCGAGAATGCAAGTGCGATGGTTTCATGAGTGTAACGAGCTGTGAAAGTCTCTTGTGCATCGTCAAAACTAATGGCAGAGCCTTCGTTTTTAACAGGTGCAGTTGAGAATCCAGCAAGCATTACTTCCTCTTCAAAAGCTCTGTCAGAAGACTCTTCTTCGAAGATTTCAGCATGCTCATTTTCGTAACGGTTGTATTCGAGCCCGAACAAGGCATTAAGGCCGGGTTCTAGCTCTTTCGCCAGTTGTGCGCGAGAAATAGCCATTTTTTATCCCTCCTTAAATGCCGGTAGAATCCGCGGTGGTTTGAGAATCAAACCGGCGGGTTCCAGCGTTGAAGTGTGCGTTCAGACGAACAATAAGCGGAATACCAGCGGCAGTGAAGTCGCTGTTAGCTTCGTCGTCCATAATGCCAACCACACGAAGCGGCAATGTTGCCGTCGTAGCAATTGACGCCACATTCAAAGCAGACGTTGAGTTACCATTGGCGGTTGAACCACTACGAGCAGAAGTACCGAGAGATGCGTTAGCAAATACGGCAGCAAGTGCAGTAGCACGGTTAGTCAATGATGCGTCAGACGCGACTTTGAAGAGTTGGTTAGGGTCATCAGCCACATACGCCTTTACAGGGTAGTTTGTGTCAACGCTGACTGAACCTGAACCAGGCCAGTAATTAATCCATACAGGTTTTTTCTGTACGGAGTCATGGTATTGTACGCCCATCAGAACACCTAATGCCTGCGTGGTACCACCAGCAGTATCACCAGCTTGATCAATAGTTCCAGCAGAAGTTGGAACTACAATCTCGTACTGATAAATCACATTAGTATTGTTAGAAGCGATTTCATACTCGGTTACACCGGTAGAATTAGCACCGCTACCAACAAGCCCGATAGGACGAAGACCATAGGCGGTTGTTGCATTTGCCATGATTTTTTCTCCTAAAAGGGCAGTCCTACATTATTTTTTCGGACCACCAAAAGTTACACGAGATTGACGGTCAGGTTTACTGATCGTCATGGTTGAGTGGGCATTCTCGCGCATCATGTCATGATCTACCGCATCCATTTGATCCTTACTTCTTCCTTTGAAGTATTCGGTTCGTTCTGCCACGGTTTCAACAGGAATTCGAGCGAGTATCAGCCCTCCCTGTCCAAACACACCTGCATATTTACCTGTTTCAACAACGGGACCTTCAAAGTCTGGATATTCGTCTTTACGAACCAGCTCATATCCTTCCCGTATTTTTGCACTTACGTTTTTAGTATCATCAAATCCTCGCGTTTCTGCTCGAATCCAACGATGCTTAAATCCGTCTGGCGCAGGTGGTGCATCTAGTACAGAGGGTGGAGCCCAAGGCTTACGCACAGCCTTTTTCTCCCTGGTATTACTTGCGCGGGAGCTTCTATCGATTTTGGTTTCTTCAGTCATCTCTATTACTCCTTCACGTATTTCGCGTATTCTTCAAGTGGCACACCCAATTTTTTCGCTATTGCGACTTGGCTCGGGGTGAGTCGAACCTTCTTCCCACTGCGCCCAGGTGTTACTCTAGAAGCAGAAGCAACCGTCTGGGCGGGTCGTTTGCTTTGGCTCTTCAACTTGTGCGGAAATTCATCCGCCATTCGTCGATCTAGTTCAGTATAGTAGTCATCACTCTGAGGGTCAAATCCTTCGTCCTCAATAAGTTTTTTATGAATACCAAATACCGCATAAGTCATGGCCTGATCTTCACCAAACCATTTGTTCCTAACCGCCCACTGCTCGGCCTTTGGATCAGGTCGTTTAGGGGCTTGTCTTTGTTGTTGAGGTTGATTCTGACGATACTGGGCTTCCATTTCAAGCTGTTTTTTATACTGCTCTTGCTGCATTTTTGCTTGATCAGCTCTGTCAGCTTGAATGGCTAACGCGGTGATTTTGCGTTGAGCTTCAATAGCGCCTTTTGTATCACCCAGTTCCATAGCCCTAGATAACTCATTTTCCGCTTGTTCCATTTGGGCGGTAACCCTAGTGGAAAACTCAGAAACATAGCTGTTATCCAACGCGTCCATGCGTTGTTTTAGAGTTTGTGCCTCGGTTTGAACCTGTTTTGCGTAGTTTAGAGCCTCCTGTTCACGGCGCTCGGCTTCACGCATTTTTTTAGTTAGACGGTCAATCCTCTTTTGAGTAGAAGATTCGGCTTTCTTAAATTGATCCTCCGAATCGTCATCCGCCATTTCTACCGACGGATTTTCTTTCTCTTCAGGAAGATCAATTTCTGTATCCTGATCTTCCTCTAACTCCATTTCTATCTGTTTTTCTTCAGCCATATCTTAATTCCTTATAAATGATGGATATCTTCAGGATCAAGAATAGTGGCTAGGATCTCGTCATCATTAAGAATACGAACCTCTCCACCATCAATCTGAAATCTAGATCCCGCGTATCTTGCAAACATGACCCATTGTTTTTCTTCACACCAAGGGCCTGACGGGAACTTTTCGGTATCTTTGTAAGCCAAAGGACCTATTCTCAACACATAACCTACTTGTGTTGATATTTGCTTCTTATCTTGCACTTCATCTGGCAAGACAATCCCGCTTTCGGTTTTAGCTCTACCTTTATAAGGAAGGATCAAAATACGCCAACCAGTTGGTTGTGGCATTCGATCTATAAGGCTTTTATTAATTAATTCAGGGTTTAATACGGGCTCATCCACATAAGCAGAGGCCACGTTAAGTTTTTCTTCTGTTTCTACTGCTTCAGTCATCTGATAGCTCCTGTTTCTTTAGCAGGCCCTTGAGTTCCTGTTCCACGTGATTTAAGGAATCTATGTTTCCCATAAGCTCACGATAGTGTTCCATTGATTTTACATTGCCGTACTGCAACAAATCGACAATGCTCTCACGTCTTTCTCGGATAATCCGAAATACCGCTTCTGCTACATATATCTCATCCATCGTACCTCGCTTGGTTGTTGGTAAAGATATATGTCATATTAGCATAGCTTATATGCGATAAGCTAGGATAATATAAGTTTTTATGCGAGTTCGAAGTGCGGTGCGTCAATAAAAGGTCTTTTATTTTGACTTCGACGAAGATCCACGTATTCGTTCATTAATTCAGCAGAAGTAAGATCGGTATCTGTCAAATTTTTATGCCATGCCGCTCCCCAACGTAACGTAACTCCTACTTCTTTAGCGGCCTGCTTCATAGCGTCTGCTATGTCATCGTATAGGTTTAATTCCCAAGATACCCTGGAGCCAATATAAGCTACTAAATCTACGGCTTGCCCCTCGATGTGTTTACTAGCCATTGTTTGACTGGCACCAGCCGCAACTAATTCTTGTTGACGCTCAATTGTTCGAAGTCCTTCAGTAACCCCAAAATCTATTTTAGTAAGCTCAATTGCTTTTTTGACTACTTCTACAAGCTTTTCGTCAACGCCGTCAAGCCTACCTAAACTTCTTTCAGACAACTGAAACGCCATTATTTCCGACCTCCTTGGCCCCTGTATTTTTTAAAATTGCGTTTCTTATGTTTGTTACGTGGCCTAGAAAACGGGGAACTTCCATCACTAGTTTTATGCTTGTGTTTTATTCTAGGACGTTTCTCTCCGATTCCGGATCTTGTACCTTTAGGCTTAGACATTATTGCATCCAGGGAGTTATGGCTACCGGGTGTTTTCCGCAATATTCGGAATCACCTTGGCCGGATTGTATTAAAAAAGTAGTAGCCGGTGAAATGTATTCATTATCTACTGACTGACCTATGGGGCAAGAACAAGAAGCAACAATAACACCATTAACTTCTGAAGTTATTTCACAAGACATAGAAAAACAATTTACGGTTTGTGAACCAAGATTAAGCTCTGCACTACACTCCTGAACCCTAGTTTTTGTTTTACTAGGAGTTGTTGCCCAATCGTTCATTTTCTGGGGTAAAAAAGCTTGGTAGCTAAAAAGACTCCAAACCTGTCCCTTATGGGTGGAATCACAAGAACCCTGCATCGTTCCACCCGTAACATCAGCCAAAGCTTTACCATTTAGAACGGGGCACTCACAAACCGCCTCGGGATAAATCTTTCCTTTTACAGAAATAGTCCTACCTGTTGGGGTACAGGTTGAAGCCGCACAAAGTGCAAAATCTCCATCGCACATTTGCACCCCATCCGTTGACTGACCATAAACAACAGAGGAGATAAATAAAAACAGCAACGTTAGTGTTTTTGTCATTATTTAGACACTCCTTTGTATTTCTCAAAACTACGCAAACCGCCAAGTCCTAACATACCCATAAGCACAGTCATTAATTGACCCATATCGAACTCTGGTAGATCGGGTACTTCTAATCCGTAATAAGCCAAGACAAAAATAGCCAAAGGCTGGATAACGAAATGATAAGCAAAGGCAGTGCCGCAAACCCAACCCACGAATGGTCTCCAACCGCCTTTAAAAGTTGAATTACTACCCGCTTCCGCTTTGTTAACCTCGATTTGGGCCAAGGCCAACTGGTGCGCGTGGTTGTCCGCCATCGTAGCAATTTCATGAGCTAACTTCGCTTTCTGGTCTTTATCTTCAATGACCTTATCTAAAAGTCCAGTTACAGGTTCGATTAAAGCACTTAAAAAAGGTATAGCCA